GTAGACGGTGAATGCGTTCGAGAGGTTCTGCACCGCATCGCGAACTGCGATGCTCATGCTGTCCGCCAATATTCCATTTGCCTCTGCGGACTTCTGCAGGCCTTCGGTCAGAATATCCAGGCTGAGTTTACCCTGTGCCCCAAGGCTGCGGATCTCTTCGGCTGTTTTCCCTGTGGACTTTGCAATCGTGTCGACCACTGTCGGCATGGCTGCGAGAATCGACTGCCAGCCGTCAGCTTCGACCTTGCCGGTTTGCAGCGCTTGCGAATAGGCGTCGATGGCTGAGCTGGCCTTGTCTGCCGTCGCCGAGTTGGTCACCAGCAGGAAGCTGAAGCTGTCCATCACATCCAGCGCCTGGCCGGTGTTGTAGCCCATCGACTTCAAGCTGTCAGCGGTCCGGATGTATAGCTCTTGCGCTTCACTCAACGGGCGATAGGTGCGCTTCGCGGTCTCCAGCAAGCGCTGCTGCACCAGGTCGTATTCGCCGACACTGCTGGTAGCCATGCCGATGCGGTCGGACATCTGTCCGTAGGAGTCTGCCGCTTCTACAATCCTGCCGATGGCTGCGACGCCAATTGCCGCGCCAAGGGCGTTCTTGATCAATCCAGCGGCGCTTTCGGCGCTTTCACCAGCACGATCAAAGGCTTCGTCTACTTGCCCCAGGCTCTTATCGATTTTGCCGGACGCCTGGGCCACGCTGGAGTCAGCCCGCGCCATCTCTTGACGCAACTGTGCAGTAGTTGCCTCAATGCGAACCAGCATCCCCTGCACATCTGTGTCTGCCATGGTTTTCTCCTGGCACAAAAAAGCCCGGCGCAGTCCGGGCTCTTCGCTGTCTTCTAATTTTGGCCAATCATCTGGCAGAACGCGGCATCATTTGCCGCCAGATTTATACAAATAAGGTGGTCGACCGGAGAGCGACAGCCCAGGGTCACCCATCATCCCTCTGTAACCCCTGACTTGATAGGAGTAGCCCGGTTTCAAGTCCAATGCGAGCTCCTGTAAACCGCCACCTCCACACATGCTGTTGCTCTTGATTCCAAGCATTACCGGGCCGGGACGGTGATAAAAAGTAGCTGTCTCTGACGTTCCAACCGATGCAACCTTCTCTCCGTCGATGTGAAGATGCAAGTCATAGAGCATGCATGAAGCGCCGCTATCTCTAGTAAACACGATTCGCGCATCATCAGGACTGGTAGATCGCTGCATTCCGTAGAGGGAGTCGGCTGGTACCGGATCTGCCTCGTTTGGAGGCACTGGACTGGTGGCGCAGCCGGCGGTCACAATTAACGCAACCGTCACGGTTAAAAATTTCAGCACGTTCAATTCCTCTTTGAGCGGGCCTCAACTCTATCAATTATTTCGATTCGCGTCCGGTGAACGCCTGCCGCAGCTTGGCCGCAACGGTCGACGGCTTTGGCTTTTCCTTCGGACCGGACTGCTTTCCGCCAAAGGGGTTGGTCATCTGTGCCCACTCGATCCGCGCGTCCATCGCTAGGAACAACTCGGGGAGCGGCGTACGCCACGCAGTTTCGGGCGACCACCCCAGCCAGCCCGTGGCCACCGCGTACATCCGGTCGACGTAGCTGCCGTCCTCGACAGCGCTTACTCCTTCGCCGTCTTCTCCTTTCCCGGCACTGTACCCCGTGGGTTATACAGCGCCGCCAGGTAACTGTTCAGCTGAACAGATACTTCAACCACACCCGCCTGCCACACTTGTTCCTCGACCGCTTCAGCGTGCTTTCCAGCGAGGCCAGCACCAGCAGCAATGATTGCAGCGCAGCCCTCAACGCTAAGCGACGTGATGGCCTGGGCTGCGCCCCGCAATCCGCCAAAGCGCGCTTCGATCGCGCGAACAGCGGCCAACGTTGGCAGCAGTTCATAGCTCTCATCTCCCAGGGTGATGGTGGTCGTACCGTGCAGGGTTTTGCTCATGGATCAATTCCTTGGAAGGTTGGGGCCGGAGCCCCACCGGTCATGTCGGGAGGATTTCAAGGATGTCGGAGTTGATGCCGATGGTGACATTGCGGCGCACCACGTTGTCAGCGGCACCGGCAGCGACGGTGTTGTTCATGACCTTGCCACGCATGTAGAACGTGGTCGGAAGAATGGCCGGGGTTGCATCAGGATCGCCGTCGTTCAGGGTGACTTTGATGTTGTAGTCACCTTTGCTGCGATCCTTGTGGGCAACTTTAAGCTTGGCTTGGCCCAGGTCGCCGTTGTCCAGGCCCACGGTCAGCGTCAGGTCGCCCGCATCGGCGGTACCCTTGTATTTGCGAACACGACCATCCCGTAGGGACGTGAAGTTCACGGAGCTGAAAGTGTCGCCGAATTCGCCCAGGTCTTCGATCTCGCCGACTTCGACATAGGTGTCCGCCTTGTAGAGCGCTTCGGTATCGGCGCCGTTCTTGCTGCCGATCGAGAATCGGCAGCCGGCGGCGGTATTGAGGTTGTCATCGGCCATGGGGGTTCCTCCAAAGGCACATTGGATAAAGCCGCGAGGCGGCCGGATTTAAATTAATGAGTGGTGATAACGCGAACAGCGATCGAACCTTGATAGGTGACACCATCCGCATCGCGCTGAGCGTCGGCCTGCTCAACCCTTACGGAGACAACCCGGCCAACCGTCAACGGTAAACGGCGCTCGTCCAAGGCTGCGACGATCTCGCCGTTGATCCGCTTCACTTCCGCCTGGCCGTGAGCATCAGACCAAACCGACAGGTAGAGCATCCGGGTTTCGCGCTTACGGCCGGAGATGGGCCGAGTATTCACCGAGACTTCGCGATCAAACGAAATGTATGGCATCGGCGTATCCATCGGAGCACCGTCGTACACAGGACACGAAACCTCAGCTTCCAGTCGCGCGACCAGCGCTTCCTGCAGTGCAACAGACGGATCAGCCATCGGTAATGCCCTCACTCGCTTTGCTCAATGTCCTGGCCACGGCGGCACGGATATTGGCCAGGACAAATTCCCGATTCACGGCCATTGCAGGTCGTAGCCATGGGTGTGCGGGCCGAGCCGGGATATCCGGGTAATTGCCGTAAAAGTGACCACCATCACTTTTGTTCTTGGTAGGCCGCTGGTTCAGGGCATTGCGGCGCCCCTTGAGTTGCGACTTATCCCGGTTGTTGGTGTGCTCACCGCCGACGGCGTTGGCATCAGCCCGTCGATAAAGCGCGCCGCTGTAACCCTTGGTGCCGTACTCAAGAAAGCGCAAATAGAAAAACCGCCGCATGTCCTTTTTACCTCGGATGCCGATCTGCGCATCCAGGCCACTTTTGGAAACGAAGGTTCTCAAAGCAGACGCAGCGGCGCCGGTATCTTTCGGCACCAACTGCCGCATGGTGGTGAGGATTTGGTCCGCTGACTCCTGCATCGCCGGGACCAATTCGTTATCCATCTTCAAGTGAATGTTGCGCAATGTGCGCCGCAACTTGAAGTCACCGGACATGCGCGAGCGGCGAGCAGCCATGACCATTACTCCTTTGCTGCTTCGGTCTTTTTGGCCACCGGCGACTCGACTGCTTCGCGAACAAGCCCGCGATTGACCAGTTCGGCACCTGTCTTGGCATCGACAGTGAACTCCTCGCCTTTGAATTTTTCGCCAGTGGCGCCGGACAGGTTGCCCAATGCAATTACTTTCATGGTTCACCTCTAAGGATTGGGGACGTTTGAACAGAGGAGCCGAAGCATCGAGCGGGCGTTATCCGGCAACACCGCCTCGATGAGGTAGGTCATGGCGATACCGCCGACCACATGCACCAGGCGATTTCCGGCGACTGCATCCGCGCGGGGCCGGATGCGAATTTCAGCTGACACAGTCGCCTTCAATTGCTCAGCAACAGGGGCGATGCGTCCGGTGGGCAGCGCGATATCAGCCCAAAGCTTGCCGACTTCTGCCCAAGTGACCTCGAAGCCGGCAGATGAGTTCTTAACGCGCACCGGCTTTTGCATGGCACAGCGATGACGCAAGGATCCTGCTCTCACTACACCCCCCAGCCAATACGATATGGCGTTAACAACGATCGTGACCCCATGGGTAGCTCGGAAGAAATCGTACCGACGACGACATCTTCCCGGTTCGCGTAGAGACTGCCGGCTATCAGCAGGCACGCCGCGCGAATGGATGGGTTAATGACAATTGGCTTGCTGCCAGCAGAGCCATCCGACACGGCTGCAGCAAGCGACAGTTCATCCGAATAAAAGCGTCGGTTCAGAAACTGTGCCGCGCTGTCTTCGGCTGCCGCCAGAAGCAACTCCACATACGCACGATCGTCTTCCTCCGCACGCAAATGCTGCATTGCTTCATCGGTCGATATGGCGTTCATATCAGGCCTTTGGATCTTTGTCAGTCGCGAGGCCTGCAGCGATCAGCGAGGTCGCGTCATGCTTCGGCGAAAGATAACCGGCACCACCCCGGCGGCGGATTTCTTTGCCGTCCAGGTAGCTGCGCAGCGGGTAAATCATGATCGAGTTGTCCGACGCTTGTACGCTTGTAGCGGTGATCGCACGCACATCGAGCGCGGCGATACCCATGGCAGTAGAGTCGCCGGGGATAACCTGCCCTGCATTGTCAGTAGCCGCTCCGCCAGCGGCAGATACAGCCACAGACGTATCAGTGACATTGTCATTTTCCGCAGGCGAGCTTGAAGTATTACGCGCCATATCGATCTCTCCTAAACGAGCAAGGCCACCGAGCGGTGGCCTTTTAATTGGGGATTAAGCGGCAGTCAGGTCGCCAGTAACGAACGCTTCAGGTCGGTACACGGCGAACGCCAAGCGTTCTTCTGCACGGATGGTGACCATGTTGTTTTCGAAGTCCTTGTCGTTCTCGGTCGAGATGAGCACCTCGATGCCCATGCGGTCGAAGATCTGCGCGGCAAGGCTGAAGGCGCCGACCAGGAACTGGTCTTGGACGATGGCCTGAGTTTCAACAACCGGCAGGTTCCATAGGCGAGGTGCGGTGCCGTCCTGAGGCTTGCCGATGATGTAGCGACCATCGCCGTCCTTCAGGAGTTCGATCGCAGCCCAGTCGATCGGGTTAAGAACCACGCCGGTCGATGGGAACTCAGCCAATGTCGCCTGCAGCAGCGCCAGGCGAATGCGGTCGATGCGCTGCTCGGCGGCCACGGTGATTCCGGCCGGCGCGGCGTACGCTTGAGCTTGGGGAATGATGCCGTTCAGGTTGTTGCCGGTACCGTTGCCATACAGCAACTGGGCTTCTTCGGCCAGCAGCAGCCCGTAACGCGCACGTGCGTCAATGTAGCTTTGCAGTGCGGCGGCATCGTCCAGAATCTGGCGGCTACCTTTGAACAGGTGAGCAATGGTGCGAACGTTCGCGTTCTCCAGCCCGAAGGTCAGATCGCTGTATGGCTTGGCCAAGCCTTCGCCGACGATCGCCGCGTTGTTGGTAAAGCCGGTCTCCCGGACGTACTCGACAGCGTTGCTGCCAGTGGTACCCGGCGCGACCAAGTCGCGAATAGTCAGGCGGCGCTGAGGGGCAATAATCACGCCGACGCGGTCAGGGGCGACCAGGGCGCCGCCGGTGGCAGTGGTGATGGCGGCGCGCGGAACCTCGACACGACGCGAGCCGCGAAACGAACTGGTCACGCCCTCTTCGGTCATCTTGGCGGCCACCAGGTGACCAGCAGATTGCTGCACTTCTGGCTCGTGCAGCTTGCCAGCATTGACCAGCTTCTGCTCGGCCTCCTGCACACGGGCTTGCAGCTCGCCTTGCTTGAGCAGCAGCTCATCCACCTTGCCACGGGTTTCCGCCTGCATCTCACCGGAAGCTTTGATTTCCTTCTCGGTGCGCTCAGCATAGGTTTTGATTTGATCGCCAACAGCTTTTAGGTCGGCCTGGGTTTGCTTCTGGGAGGCTTCGATTTGAGCATAATCCGGAGCTGGCATTTTTTGGTCCTTTCAGAAATGAAAAAACCGCCACAGGGGCGGTAGGTAATCGGGTGCGGTTACAGCCGCTCAGCGGCTCGGGAACAAACTTCGAAGCGCTGACGCCTGGTTTGCGGTTTCTTCAAACGCGGATACATCAAGGGCAGCGCTGGGCATGCCCGGCACGACAGCGCGAAGCGTGTCGCCGCCAGCAGTGCTAGACGTGCTGGTCTTGATTTCGGAAATGAGCTTTCGCCGTTCGCTGCGAGGCATACCGGACTTCGCCAGTGCCGCGTCAAGCTTGCGCGCTGAATGGGCCTGCGCCCCCTCTTCGCTTGGCGTTTGCTCAACCTCGGTTGCGGAAATAAGACCGGTAGCGAATCCCTTCTCGACGGCGTTCGATCCGTTCATGTAGGTCTCGGCGTCGAGCATTTTCTCTACCGCAGCTTCATTTTGCCCGCTGGTGTCTGCGTACAAGCTGATCATGGCGCGATCGAACTCCTCCATGGTGTCGGCCAGTTCGCGGATGGCGTGCCGGTTGCCAGCGAAGTACGTCCAGCAGTTGTGGATCATCAGGAATGCGGTCTTGGCAACTTCGCGTTTGGCGCCTGCCATGGCAATAACGGATGCCGCCGAAGCGGCCAGGCCTAGCACCTTGATGGTGACCTCTTGCGAATGCTCGATCAGGCGGTTGTAAATCGCGATGCCTTCGAACATGTCGCCACCTGGCGAGTTGATATAAACGGTGACCGGCTTATCACCAATGGCCCGCAGCGCTGCGTCGACGCGCTTGAGGGTGACGCCCTCGCCGTACCAGTCCTCACCAATAATGCCGTACATGGTAATGGTGTCGGTACCGGCCTCCAGCGCCGCGCGCAGATCCGGGTTCCATAGATCGAGCGCGCGCGGGCTCAGCTCGCAGTTGAAACTGCGAGCATTGATATTCAGTGCCATGGTTACTCCTTATGGCCGAGCCAGCTTTTCAAGGCTGTTTGTGCGGCCTGGCCATCGGTGGATTCGCCCAGCTTGTCGATGGGGGTCAAGTTTGTTTGAACTGTTAGCACGCCTGCATTGCCGCCGTGTCGGGGCAGGTTCTCTTTTACCCTGCACTCGTCACGAGTCATGATGCCGTTCTGGGTCATCTGGCTATACCAGGCTGAACGCCCGGCGGTGTCGGCTTTCAGGAATGCCTCAAGCGAAAATTCGGCGTAGTACGAAACGCGATCCGCCGGAGTCAACAATCGCTTGTTAACGCACTGCTGAATCTGGTTGGTAATCGAACTGATGCTAAAGGTCAGGAAGGCAATCATCTGCTGCTCGAGCCCGGTACCCCAATTACTGCCCGCATCCGTTTTTCCCACCATCCATGGCGGAACGCCGAACCAGCGGCACACCTCTTCAACGCTGTAACCCCTGGACTCGAGCAGCTGAGCATCCACGGGATTAATCCCGATGGATTCTGGAGTAATTCCCTGCTCAAGCACTGGCGATCGCCCAGCATTCAAAGCCCCCGACACCTGCTTTACATAATCGCGAAACTCTTCGCGTTGCTCGGGCTTCAGGACCCGGTCGACCTTGAAGGCCACGGCAGGCAACAAGCCATTCTTAAAGGTGCCATTGGCAGCGTCGTCCGCCGACATCGCAGCGCCGAATACGTCCGCGCCGTAGCGAATGGCCGAGAGCCCGACGCGGCCGTCCAGGCTAAATGCCGGAATGTGCAGCATGTCTTGGCGTTCAATCTTACGCCGGGCGCCTTTCTTCGGTCGGTACCAATAGGTGATCCTGCCTTCCGCATCCAATTCCAAATCGACACGGCTCGGTAGCAGGAAATCTAAGGCGACAACTCGATTACCTATGCGCAAGATTTCCGCAAATGCATTCCCGCGTAGAAGCATGGCGGCAACCATCGCTTGCCAGAATTGAAACGCCGTCATGTCCTCGTTGGGGCTTGTGTGCACGATGTCATAGAGGCCAAAGTCCCGGGCATCCTTGCGTCCACCGTCAGCTTCGCGTCGATACACACCCATCGGCAGGCCGGCCACCGACGTCGAGATGATCCTGACGCAAGACCAAACCGCCGAGAGCTGCATAGCGTTGTCGACCGTAACGTTCTTGCCCGAGCTGGATTCGCCACCAAGGAACTGCCCCCAGAAGCCGCCGTCGCCCAAGCCGATCTGCCGACCGATCCATTCGTTCAGGGTGTGTCCCAGCGATGCGCTCGGCTTGCGGGCCGCGCGGCCCAGCACGGCCGATAATGATTTAGTCACTGATCAGCCCCTTGCGCACAAATCCAGCGAGCAGAAGTAACGCAACGCCTCCGGCGATTAGCGCCCAGCCCAAGCCTTGCAGAACGTAAACGCCTGCAACGACCGAACCGAACCCGCACAGCGCGAGCAGAATGAATACGTGCAATGGGTTCATACGATGATCGGGTTCCTAATGGCGGCCATGAAGTCATCGTTGCCCCGGCCTTCGGGGTTCAGAGAAATCAAGGTCACCGCGTTGAATAGAGCCATCAAGGGATCGATCTTGGCCGAGCCACTGGCTTGCTTGGTGATCAGGATGGAGTTCGCGCGCGGCTCGACTTTCGCATTGCTGACACACCAGGCCATCATGGGTTG